CGTTTTTGTTAAAGTTACAGTTCCTGTTCTTGATAATCCTACACCAAAAAATTTTAACATTGGTGTTATTTCCTTTCCCATAGCTCCTCAAATATATAGTGTATTATTGTCATTAATATAGATATAAAAAGTCCGAACCATGTCGCATGCCAATCACCAAACCAGAGTCTGGCCATAAGTATACAAATAATAATTGAAAGAACTCTCCATACTATAACCTTTAATATCATTTATTTACTGTATACCAAATAAGATGACATATTGCCCATACACAAACGGCGCCAATTACTACTTGACCCATTTGTCCTAATTTAACTATTAAATATTGTGCTACTTCCATGTTGTGCTCCCCATAAGTTCTGTTAGACATGCTACCATGTTTAATTCTTTATCAGCCACAAAGGCTGCTTTATATTGATATTCTGCAAGAATAATCACCGCCTGCGGAATCGATGCTGGCTCTATATGTTCATACATAGAGTCATATATTCCACGAATAATAACAGAAGAATCGATATCACTATTTACACCAATCCACTTTCTCATTTCACGAAAGTTTTTATCTTTAATATAAGATGCAAGTTCTGTGATTTTTTTATTATTAAGAGAGACTAAAACATTACTCTCCAATTCACCTGTTGTTGAAAACTTTTGACATTCATTTAAAACTCTTCGCCAATCAGGCGCATACTTCATAATAAGTTCAGCTATAACTTTTTTATTATAGCTTATCTTTTCATCTTGAAGTATAGTTTCCAATCGAGAAAGAAATTCTAAACAGAGTTTTGCTAATTCTGTTTTATCAGTATTAAATTCAATAACAGAACACCTTGAATGTAAGGGTTCAATAATTCGATTCTTAAAATTACATGTAAGAATAAATCTACAACTAGAACTAAATTCTTCAATAAAAGCTCTTAATGCTGGTTGAGTTGATTGTGCATTCAAGTAGTCTGCTTCATCTAATAATACTAC